CAGTTGCGTCTGGGAGATGTTCTGTGGGACAGTGATAAAGTCTTGGGCACTGGTATCTATGGACAAAGACGACAGACTTGTTTACAACGCAGTAGCAAGTCTGTCGTCAATCCATATACAGATGGAGCTGGTGAGCATCGCGAGAAGAAAGACCGTATCATAAAGGCACAGTCAGAATACACAATATTAAATGATGTTTACGAAGGCACGGTTTTTTCTGACATGATACAGGATGTGAATGGTGTACGTTCTAGGATTATGGAAATGAATACTTATACTACGTATTCTGTTCACAAGGACCAATCCCCTCGTTATCATCTGGCTCTTATAACTAACCCAAATGCTTACTTTATATTTCCTACGTTGAATCAGATAATGCACATACCCGCTGACGGTTGTCTCTATGAGGTTGATACTACAACACCACACAGTTTTGTTAACTGTGGACCTGACAGAACGCATTTGGTGATCTCAAAAAGGAGTTCATCATGATAAAGTACAGAATCTTTTCAAAGGAAACATTAGTAGATAACATGGATCAAGAAGAAGCTTTGACCTGTATTGCAATTTTTCGGCAAAATAATCCAGAAACCTCATACGACATTGAAGAATACAATTGGGCACCTGATGGTAACCGATTAGGACGTGACCCGGACCTTCATTAAACTCTTATAAATAGTCCCATGCAAGATTTCATGGGTAAAGATGGTTTCAGTTGGTTCGTCGGTGTAGTTGAAGACAGGAACGATCCTGCTCAGTTGGGTAGGGTTCGTGTTCGTGTGCTTGGACGACACAGTGAGGACTTAACTCAAGTTAAGACTTCAGATTTGCCGTGGGCGCACGTTATGCATCCCGTGACTGATCCTTCTATGCAGGGATTGGGCCACACACCCTCGTTTCTAACACAGGGTTCGTGGGTTGTTGGTTTCTTTAGGGACACTGAAGCACAACAACCTGTTATCATGGGTTCATTGCCGGGCATTCCAGAGGACAGTGCTAATCCAAATGAAGGGTTTAATGATCCACGGGGCGACGGCTCGTCACAGAATGATTACAAAGGCACACCGAAGTATGGACCATACCCCGGCGAGATAGAACACAGTGGTCATGAAACTGGTGAACCAGATACCAATCGTCTAGCTAGAGGCGCAGCTTCCGAAGAACACAAATCTCTTATTGATCGTAGAGATGAGAGACTAAATGGTGATCCTGATGACGATGATGGTGATGCAACAGGTGTACACTTTGCTACCAAACCAAATCTTGCAAGTGTCTCTGATCAAGCTGCACAGGATGAACGAGAATTTTGGGAAGAACCTGATCCAAAAGGAATTGATCCCGACGCAGACCCGTATATCTCTGGCGTCTACCCTTACAATCATGTATTTGAATCTGAGTCTGGTCATATCACCGAAGTAGATGACAGCCCCGGCGCAGAACGATTGTTTCGTCAACACATGTCTGGAACATTTGAAGAGATTCACGCTAACGGTGACATGGTTACCAAGATTATGGGTAATAATTTTGAGATTGTGATTGGTCATGAGAATATTGTTATCAAGGGAAACCAAAACATCACAGTAGAGGGTGATGTAAGACATCTTATCAAAGGCGATTATATATTAGAGGTCGAGGGAGACTTCTATCAGAAGATACATAAGAATCAGCGTACCAAAATCGGTGCTGCTACAGCTGATCACCCTAGAGGGCCCGGTGGTAATCGTGAGGAAGAGATTATCGGCAATCATGCGTTCAATATCAACGATGATATCAAGGGCAGAGTTGGTGGTGATTCGGTTGTCACCTTTGAGAAATCTAAAATTCAAATTGTGGGCGGCGGATATGATTTGGATGTCACAGGCAAGACGATGGGTTCAAACGAGGGGGGCGATGGTGTTTTCATATCAACCAACTCTAATTATACCGTGCTTGCAAAGACTAATATATCGCAGACAACTATATCAGGTATCATGTCTATTAAATCTGGTAGTACATTGAACATAAAATCAGTAGCTGCAATGACTATCAATCCAGAAACAACACTGAGTCAAATCGTTGGTACTGCATGGACAAGTACCACAGGAACAACATGGTCGCATACCTCTACAGGTATTGCAACAATTGTTGGTTCAGAAATCCAGATGAACCCGTAGGAGATAACGATGCCGGGTATATGTAGAGATGCAGATGATGCAGCAGGAGGAGCTTTGATTAAATCCCAATCAACCGTGTTTGCAAATGGTAAGAATGTCATTGTGCATGGTGATTCTGTCACAGGACATGGCGACTCGCCCCATGATGCACCAACTATGATTGCTGGTTCTGATAGTGTTTTTATTGGTGGTATTGCGGTATGTAATGCTGGTGACCTTGCAACGTGTGGTCATGCTGCAAGTGGTTCCAGCACAGTTTCGGTAGGAGATTAGAATGGTTGATTTTGCAAACGGTAATTTATGTGGCGCTAGTCCAGAACTCAATAGTGTTCTATCAAAGTTAGATGAAGCAAAGGCTGAGATAACATCAAAAATTGACGAAGCGGCATCTACTGCATCAGCTGCGTTTAAAAAGGCAGAGGATGAACTTGCTGGACTGAAAGATAAACTTCAGACCATTGAGCTACCAACTCTACCCAAACTAAACTTACAGGCAGAGATAAAAGGTCTTACTGATCAGATTCCCGGCACCCCGTCCTTTTTTTCTGCTCTTGCAAAAATTAAAACAGAATTTGGAGATGACTTAGAGGCTGCTGGTTTAGAGTTGAATACTCTTATTTCAAAAGCAACTGATGCAATCTCAGGTGGGGGTAACCTTTGTGAAGCTGTTCCTAATCTTGAAAAAGAGTCAGGAAGTAAAGAACCATCAAAACAAGAACCCATTGCAGTAAAACAAGCAGCTGCTCCAGCCGTAGCTGAACCCGCATCTAAAGCAAAACAGAATTTGAATGTTGAGGTGAAGATGGCTAACCTTTCTAATAAAATGTCATCTTTTTTTACGGGGTCAGCACCACCTAAAGCAGATACGCCTGCATTTAAATTTCCATCACCTGATATAATTAAAAATATATCTCAGGGAGGAGCTCCTATTCCGGCGGTCGTTGCTCCAACTACAGCTGCTAAGAGAACAAACTATGTGCCGAAAGATAAAGGTGGAATTGCTTATAAGAAAGCTACGAAATTCCAAAAATTTAGGATCGGTGAAACTGCTAGACCAAATGGAAAGTTTTATGAAAAGGCTAACGATGATGGTGAGGGATACTATTCTATTACACTTAAACACAAACCTGTGAAGATAAAACGCATTTTAATTTATCCTGCCGAGAATTTTACGAGAAAATTGATAAGTGAAAACTTGCGTAAAGAGTTAGGACTTGAGGAACCAAGTACTATAGAAAATAAACAATTTTTCTATACAAATACATTTGGTAGGCACGGCGCAACTCTTTATATTCGCAGGGGTAATAGGACGCTATCACCAAAAACAAACATTGCTATTTTTGATAATATACTTAGATTTTATTCACCAATAAAATTGGTCGATCACCCCGGCAATATAGATTCCGGCGGCACCCACATCCTTCCTGATCCTGATAAATTTGCTAGATCGGGTTATGAACCGTTGGTAAATGGAGATTACGAGACGCCGGGAAAAGCGGGCCTCGACAGTAAATATAATAGGATTTTTGGGGGGCTGGCGGTCGCCGTGCATTATGAATACTTCGAAAACTATGATCCTGATTATGAGCCCCAAACTCAGAAAACTACAGTTGCTGATCCAGTACCAGTAATTACTACCACACCAACTACTGGAACCACAACCACCACCACTACTACAGGCGGCGGCAGCACTACAACAACAGCGGCGGGGACTACAACTACAACTAAACCATCAACTACCACAACTACAACAACGAAAAGACAACCTAAACAGACAGAGGTAGAGGAAGATGCAAAAAAGGTTAAATCAGCCGCAGATCGAAAACCAACCACTACTAAGGAAGACCTACAAAAAATTGCTGATGCTGATGGGTTTGGACAGACTGTACTAGGAAATCCACGGATAGATCAAAGCGGTAAGTTTAAGGTTGAAGTAAGTGGTTCTGCCGGGTCGTTCCGTGGGGTGGGGAGAACCCCAGAATCGGCGTTTAGGAGTGCATCAAATAAGGCTCGGGGTTTAAGGGCCAATGGTCAACCTAGAAAATGATGACATAAATACAAACACATATAAAGGAGTTATATTATGGGAAAGAAAAAATCAAGAGCGACAGAGACATCTAAAGGTGAACGGCGTAGCGTTAGCAAGTCTGTAACCAAGGCAGTTCGTAGAGATTATATGAATAATGATATTGAGAGAATAAGAAATCAGCTTGATGCATTTAACAACGGTAAGAATGTCATGGTGACTATTCCTAACCCAAATACAAATGAAACTAACAAACGATTCATTCGTGTCAATGCAAAAGATGTCTGGAAGTCTAATAATAAGTATATGATGAAACAAAACACCGCAGAGAGTGTATAAATATAATAAAAAGGAATACTTATGGCTGCAAAGGACGCATACACTGACGGCACATATCAAGGTGAAGATCGTGCAGCTCAATTGTATTCTGATATTGATTTATTCTTTGGTCCTAAAATTGGATCAAAGGATGTTTCGAAAGTCACTAACTTTACAGCAGTCAAGAGGTCTGTAAGAAATCTTGTACTGACAAATTTCTATGAAAAACCCTTTCACCCAGAGATTGGTTCTGGTGTGAGAGATATTATGTTTGAACCTATGACTCCGATTACGGCATATGTTTTAACTAAGAAGATCGAAGAGGTGATTGATAACTTTGAACCTAGAGTTAGTTTGATTGACGTCAGAGCAACACCCAATCTTGACAAAAACACATATAATGTAACCATTGAGTTTTATGTTGTCAATGCACCCACAGAACTTGTGAATATGGAAGTTCTATTAGAGAGATTACGATAATGGCAGCAACAAGAAAAAGACTCAGTGTAACAGAATTTGACTTTGATGAGGTTAAAGATAATCTAAAAATCTTTATGCGAAATCAGACAGAGTTCAAGGACTATGACTTTGAGGGTTCTGGTCTTAGTGCGCTCCTAGATGTTCTCGCATACAATACTCACTATCTTGGTTTCAATGCGAACATGCTTGCAAACGAGATGTTCCTTGATTCCTCTCAGTTGAGGTCAAGTGTGGTTTCACATGCAAAGACTTTGGGATACACCACTCGTTCTGCTGCATCTGCAAAAGCAACTGTTGATGTTTTTTTGAATACATCTAATGCTAGTGCAACCATGCCAGCGGGTACAGTCTTCACATCTAGTGTTGGTGATACATCTTATCAGTTCGTGACTATATCGGATGTTACTGCGTTTCTTAGTGGTACTACTATTGAATTTGGTGACGTAGTTATATATGAGGGTAGTTTTGTTGCAACTAGATATACTGTTGACACTCAGAATGTTGAACAGAGATTTCTTATTAATGATGATAGAGCAGACACAACAACTCTTATAATCAAAGTTCAAAACTCGGCAACGGATACCGGAAGTGCTACATATACGAGAGCAACAGATATTGCAGGATTGACTTCAACATCCAATGTATATTTTCTACAAGAGGTAGAAGACGGTAAGTTTGAAATATACTTTGGTGATGGTATTCTAGGCAATGCAGTAGAAGATGGTAACATCATTATAATGAATTATGTTGTTACCAACAAAGGTGCTGCAAATGGTGCATCAGTCTTTAGTAGTTCGGGTGTCATCGATACGGTTAATAGTGTTAATGTTGTTACTGTTTCCAATGCTAGGGGTGGGTCAGAACGAGAATCAATTGAGTCTGTCAAGTATAACGCACCACTTGATTATGCATCACAGGGCCGGTGTGTCACCACAGAAGATTACAAAACTTATGTTAAACAACTCTTTGCAAATACTCAAGCGGTTTCTGTTTGGGGTGGTGAGGATGGTTCATTTAATGCGGTTACTGGTATATCTGATGTTGCAGAGTATGGTAAGGTATTCATTAGTGTCAAATCAACAACCGGATTGAATCTGAATGAGATTCAGAAATCACAGTTAGTTACAGCACTGGCTCCATACACTGTTGCGTCAATTACTCCTGTAATCGTAGACCCATCAATTTTAAATATTATCCTTAACGTCAATTTTAAATTTGATAGCAATGCAACAACAAGTAGTAAAGAGGCGTTGGAATCACTTATATCTTCTACTGTCACGCAATACAATAATGATTACCTGAAAGTATTCAATTCTGTTTTTAGACATTCACAATTTACTTCTCTGGTTGATGACAGTGATACTTCAATATTGAGCAATATTACTACACTATCTATTGCTTCACTACATACACCAAGTACATCTGGTTCCTTTTCCTTCACTGTTCCTTTTGGAAACACACTGTACAATCCTCACTCTGGTCACAATTCTAATTCAGGTGGTATCATTGCATCAACGGGTTTCTTTATACAAGGTAATACAAACGAGATGTTCTTTGATGATGATGGTGCTGGGAACCTTCGCATTTACTATTTGGTTGATGGTATACGAACATATCATAGTTCTGCAGCTGGATCAGTAAATTATATATCCGGTTTAGTTTCAGTCAATCCAATTTATATAACAACTGTATCTAATGTTGATAATAGTATATCCTCTGCTATACGGTTAACTGCAACACCAGCTTCCAGTGATATCTTGGGTAAGAGAAATCAGATTATTGAAATTGATATTGTTAATACATTAATCTCTGGAGGACAAGATACGATTGCAGTCAATAGTGCAGGGG